TCATTATTGACTAATGGTCTTGCAAATATCAAGTCTGTTCTTATATTACCATTTTACTCATCAATCGTTCCAGGAGGTGCTGGTGTCTTATCTCAACCTGTTTATCAAAGTCCTTTTGACCCTGCTGGAACTGGTCCAACATCTCCCCTTTGTTTGCTTACTAACTTCAATGTAGTTGTTTCAGGTCAAAATGCTATTTACAACACTGAAAGATATGCTTTTGAACAATTCAACAATCAACTTTACGGAGTTAATGCTGTCAATGGTGGAATGACAGATGGTCTTACAAGTGGTCTTATTAACTCCCTCGGCTTTGAAATGGAATACTGCTATTACTATGTTGATGTAAGTAGAATGCTTCCAGTTGAGGAATCCGTTCCAAAATCCGTCCAAATTGTAGGACAAAATGCTTCTGCTCTACCTATCAATATGTGGTGCTTCGTAGAATATGGTCTTAATGTTTCTATTGATGTCCTCACTGGTGCAAGAGTTTAAGATATTTAATTAAATTATGGTTTTTCATTAAAAAATATATAATATACTTTTTAATGAATTTTAGTCATTATTTTTATATTTAGGATTTACCATTATTTTTTTTCTATTTATATAGTATATAAAAATGGTTCATTCTGTTATGGTTAAAGTTTCCCCTAAACAAATGTCAAAGTTGAGAAACGGACATAAAGTTAGGGTCAAGCCTCCAATGGAAGGCGAAGGTGTTTGTCTTATCGTTCATCCTGAAAATTATTCTCTTTTATCAAGAACATTTAGTAGAGGTAAAGGAGCGGAAATTGCATTATCTCCTGAAGAAGTAGTTGCAAATAAAGAAGCATCTCCTCAAATGGAAGGTCAAGGTATTTTTGGTAAAAAGTTTGACAGAGGTTTAAGAAAGTTAATTGGTAAAAAGGCTCAAAGAGAATTATATGGAGTTGCCGAACAATTTTTACCTTTGGCTCAAGCTGGTCTTACAGCTGGTCTTACAACTGGAGCAACAGCATTAGGAGCGGTTCAACCTGAATTAATACCATTCCTTCCAGCTGGTGTTGCTGGTCTATCTGCTCTTGGAGGCGATTACCTTGCAAATCCATCTAAGTATCAAGGTAAAGCAAAAGTTTCATCACTTGCAAAAGAATATGCGAAGGATTTAGCTCTCCAAAAACTCAATCAAGAATTAGGAACTAATATGGGAGATTTATCAAGAGCATCTATTAATAAGGCTGTCGCTGACAAAGCTTCAGCTGAATTAGCAAAGGCTGGAATTGATGCAAGAACTATAAGTAATCCTTATACTACAAGAGCTCAAGAATTATATGGTAATGGATTAGGAACTGGTCTATATGCTGGTAGAATGCGAAAATCAGGTGGAGCTGTAGGATTAAATGCTGGTATGGTTAGACAATTACCTCCAGCTCTTCAATCACAACCTTTTTCAGCAAACTTCCAATTTCAAGCTACATTACCACCTGCATATCAAAAATTTAGTAAAGGTTCAGGGCTTTATGTTTAAATAAAATAAATATTTAGAAATATTTATATAAAATTAATTTCTATATTAATTATATATAATGCTTACCGATAATCAATTAGAAGATTTGTCTGTGAAGATGAATATTCCTTTAGAAGCTATCATATTTAAAGACCAAGCTCCTCATCAATTTAAATTCAACAAATCATACATTATTAATTTAGAAGATGAATATGATGAAGGTGGAAATCTACAATCAGGTTCTCATTGGACTTGTTTGCAAATAAATAAATATCCTAATGGAACTATACAAGGAATTTATTTTGACCCTTTTGGAATTGCTCCTCCAAAAGATATTATAGACGCTTATAAAAGAACAACTGGTAAATCACATTTCCCTCATAATACAAAAGATATTCAAAGTTTGATGTCTAATGCTTGTGGATGGTATTGTTCCGCATTTTTGCATTTCATAAATAATTTTTCACATAGGACAAAAGATTTATACCAAGATACAGAAAACTTTTTAGATTTCTTTGATGACCTTAATAAGTCTGTTGATTTTAAAAAGAATGAATTTATATTGAAACATTTTTTTCAACCAAAAGACCCTACTAAAAGAAAAGATATTGAAGTTATTGCTGACCCTAATACAATAGATACAGATGTGAATGGTGAAAGAGTTGATATGATGTCTATTCCTGTGTCTGTAAATATGAAGTAGAAAAGTAGAAAAGTGGTGCAATAAATTAGAAGATTTTTATAAAATAATTTTAATAATTTATTTTATAAAATTTATAGTTCAAAAGTTTTTATAAAAAAGTTCAAAAACTCCGCCCAAGTTTTTTACTTTTTGACATAAGTTTCTAACATATTAGAAGATGACCCCATATCCCCCATAGTTTCTTTTATATCGTCTTTCTGTGCTATTGTATGAGCGTATTTGTCAGTTAGATAAGTATGTCTTAATTGATTGACACCCACTTTCTTTTCACCGAAAATTTTATTTAGACGTTGATTGAGTTTGACACTACTTAATTTATTCATATTTGAATCAAACAATAAATATTCAGTTGGATTTATCTTTATCCATTTTTGCAATATATTCTTTAATTGAATAGGAATATCTACTATTTGTTGTCCGTATGTTTTTGCAGTTTTATAAGAGTTGAAATACATTTTATTCTTATCTAAAAAATTATCTTTAGCTTTATCAACTGATTTAATTTTGAAATCAACATAATCCTTTGAGCGTCTTGGAGGAATATATACACCTCCTAAAAGACACATAATAATATATGATTGTATCTCTTGCAAATCTCCTAAAGTTAAATTCTTTTTCTTGTATAATAATTCAGTGTTTGTTTTAAGCTCATTTAATATATCCTTAACTTGATTTGTATTTACCCAACTTTCTTTCTGTTCGTCTGTCTTTTCTTGCTTATGAATTTCCTTATTATAATCCCTCACATCTTCAAGCATTAAATCTCTATAAGGTTTCTTATCTGTGATTATTACTAAACTACTTAGAATAGTTTTTCTTTTATTTGGAGGAATGTTTTTTAAGTGGTCTAATACTTTGTCGGTTTGGTTAAATTTATCCATATCAATATCACCATCCCCAAAAACCTTCTTATAAAGATTTTTTAAGATTGATGCATATGTTGTGATTGAGGATTGAGATAAAGAGGGCTTCTTTGTCTTAACATAGTTTTTTACAACTTCCATTATTCTATAATAAATATTAAGAAAATAATTTATATAAAAGATTATTTTTAAATATAAATAATTAATTTAGAAATATATTTATAAAATAAAATGATATAAAAAAATATTATATAATACTATATATATATACAATGCAAAGGTCTTTAAAGAAAGATTTAGAGTTTGGTTTAGCCCAAGAAGAACCAGTCCGCCAAATCCTCAAAAGGAATTTCACAGATGATGCAGACATCATAAATACAAAAGATTTGTATAATGATGAATATTGCAAATATGATTATGAAGGTATTACAACAAAACGCCGTTATGAAGTCAAGTCAAGAACTAATAAAAAATATCAGTTTGCAACAACTATATTACCAGTTCATAAAATCACAACTGAAACAACAAAAAACGGATTATATATAATTTTTAATTTCACTGATAAGTGTTCTTATATTATTTATGATAAAAATGTATTTAGCAAATTTGATACAAAAATATTCAAAATATATAGAGATGGTAAATATGACCCTCCTACATTACATTATATGATTCCAGTTAATTTATTAACTGATTGCATTTAGGATTTAAAACATAGTTTATTTAGGAAATAATTTTTAAATAAATTATATAGAAATTAATTTTTGTGTAAATTTTTATCTAACTTAATTATATATAATGGATACGAATAGAATCACACTCAATATTGAAGAGCGAGATGCAAAATTGCAATCTATTTACGATACTCAAGAAGCTTTAAGCGACCTACATAGAAATAACATCATTGATACAGACACATATTTTAATCTAATTGATGAAGTATGCGATGACGAATTATATGCAGAAGAAGAGGAAGATTACGAAGATGAATATGAATATATTTATATGGTTGAATTTCTTGGAATGGGAAAACCTCACAAACTATATTATAAAGACGCTGTAGATACTCATTGGACTTTTGATTTGCATAATGATATAGGAAAGGTCAAGGTGAAATATATTAGAGTTCCAAAATCATCAAATGAACACCAGTCAGCATTTTATAATTCAAAAAGTAATAATACAATTAAGCTTCCAAAGAATAAATCAAATAAGAAGAAGAACATAATATTACCTATACCTGATGATAGTATATTTATTAAACAAAGAAGTATGGATGTTTAACCCAAAATTAAGATTTTATACATATTATATGATAATTTAGATTAATTTTCATATAACAATACTAATTTATATATAAAACATTAATTAAAAATTTTTAATTAATGTTTTATATAGCATTTTAATCTATAATTCACATATTTATCTTAATTTTTAGATAATATGTATATAATATTAATAATTAATTAATGTAATATATTA